GCGTCAGAACAAAAAGAAGATTTTTCAGTTCCACAAACAGCAAAGAAAGAAAAGTAAAATGTCAGAAGAAACAGCAGTAGAAGCACCAAAAGAATTTACAATCACTATCAACATTAGCGAAGCAAACCTGGCCTATAAGAGTGATTTTTCAGAGCCAGAAACAATTTTTTGGCTTGAAGCGGTTAAAAATATTATTCTCACTAAGACGTTTGAAGCAACTGGCCTTAAAAGCTGAATATATTAAATAAAAAACCGTACTATAGAGCAACAAACTAAACCTCTGGAGTGCCCCAATGCCCATACGTCAGTATTTACCTTTTCAACAGTCATCTAGTCAAGAGTTCGACTTTGCATCAGCGCAGCTAGATGCTACACAAATTAGTGGCTTAGCTAAGACGATGAAGGTTGCTGCCTTAGCCCTAGGATATCAGGGGACAAATTATTTTTATACAGGTAGAAGCAATTTTGAGCCGTCGCCATATGACTTTGACCGCATTCTTCAAGCCGTTGATACCGACTCTTATGTTAGACAAGCAGTAGGAAAGTACAAAGATCTTTTTTGGAAAGAAGGTTGGCAGATAGTTGGAGAAAATCCAGCAGCTGTTGAATACTTGTATCAAAGAATTGACTATATGGAAATGGCTATGAAAAGGCCTTTTCTTGATTTTCTTATTGATTTATCTGATCAGCTTTTTAAGTTCGCAAACGTTTTTATTGTAAAAGGAAGAGGAGATTTATCAGAATACTTTCCTTCTAAGATAGAACCCGTTAATGCCAGTCAGCCTGTTGTTGGGTATTATTTAATTCCAACAGAACAAACTAGAATTTTGCGCGATAGATACAATAGACCTAAGTCTTATCAGCAACAAACAGATCCTTTAACTTACGCACCAACAGATAGAGATCCAGTTTGGTCAGCAGAAAGAGTTATACATCTTTTCTTTGACAGAAAACCAGGACGAGCATTTGGAACTCCATTTATGTCAAACGTTTTGGATGACGTTGTTGCTTTAAGGCAAATGGAAGAAGACATACAAAATCTTGTTCACAGAGAACTATTTCCTCTTTATAAGTACAGAATTGGAACTGCCGATCAGCCAGCAGAGCCAGAAGAAATTGATCAAGCAGCCTCTGAGATAGAAAACCTTAGAGCAGAAGGTGGATTAATTCTGCCATTTAGGCACGACGTAGATGTTATTGGTGCAAATAATGCGGCACTAGATGCAAGTGCATACTTAGATCACTTTAAAGAAAGAGTTGCTATTGGACTCGGCGTTGCTCCTCATCATTTAGGTATGACCTTAAATGGTGGAAATAGAGCGATGACTGAAAGACTAGATACCGCTTTATATGACAAGATAAAGCAGTTCCAAAAGCAGTTTGCGGAAATGATAAGGGTTCATATATTTAATGAGCTATTATTTGAAGGCGGATTTGATCCAATTACAAATCCTCTTGGAAGCGATACATCTGATAGATGCTACTTTAAGTTTAATGAAATCGATGTTGACACTCAAGTCAAAAAAGAAACTCATATTATACAAAAGTATGTTAGCAATTTAATTGGCTTAACAGAAGCAAGAATAGCCTTAGGTGTTGATCCAGAAGCAGAAGAAGATGATATGTTTCAGGCCAAACAGGCTAAAGTTCAAATGGATATGGCAATGGCTCAATCACAAGCTGCGCAAGATGCGCAAACAGACGTCGTTAAAGATGCAGACAAACAAGAGCCTGCTAACAAAGGTCAAAGAAACCTCCCTTCAAAAAGAAGAGGGCCAGGCAACTCTGTTAGGCCACAAAATCAACAAGGAAGAAATACTTCGCCAAATATAAAAAGATCCGACAATGCCTGGCTTGGTCTTGTTGAAAGTTTGCTAGAAGACGAGTATAATATATATCCAGTAGATGTTGAAACAGAAAAATAAGGAAATAAAATGAGTTTTATTATTGAGTCAGAAATCTCTAAACAGTATCTTAGAGAAGAGAATGCAGTTGAAGGATTTAAAGAAGCCGTAGAAAATGGTCAAGTAAGATTAGCTCTTCAAATTCTCGTTGATATTGTTGATGCGTTTTCCGATATATTTGAAGCCCTCACTGAAGATGACGATGAAGTAGTAGAAGTTGAGCAAACACCTACTGAAGTAGCAAAAGAAGAACCTAAGCAAAAAGAGCAAGAGCAGCCAAAAGAAAAGGCTGAACCCGCTGCAAAAAAGTCTACAAAGACAGAACCAGCTGATACGCAAGAAGTATGATGAAAATATTAATTGGTTGTCCAATTTATAAAAGAAGTTGGATATTCCCCTTATGGGCATCAGCAATTGAAAGACAGTCAATATCTTTGTCAGACATAGGTTTTGTTTTTGAAACATCTCCAGATGACGAAGAAACAATTGCATTCTTAAAAAAGTTTGCTAGCGTACATCCAGAGATTCCTCACTATGAGATTGTTATAAGAGAAGACATTCCTCACTTTGAGCATTCTGCTAATTCCAGACAATGGACAATGTCTAAGTATCATAATATGGTAAATCTTAGAAACTCTCTTTTAGAAAAAGTAAGAGAAATAAAACCTGATTATTATTTTAGTTTAGACTCTGATATAATAATAAAGCATCCTTCTACAATAGAGCTACTCATGGCTCATATTGATGATGGTGCAGATGCAGTTAGTCCACTGATGTTTATGACTCCGTTTGACACAAACTTTCCAAGTGTAATGACTTGGAAAAATGACGGATCAGACAAAGCATATCGAGAAGAGTCATATCCAATTGGAAGTTATTTTAAAACAGATATAATAATGGCAGCAAAAATGATGTCAAAGAAAACTTACGAAAATATTAATTATGAATTTCATTCTCAAGGAGAAGATTTGGGCTGGTGCCTAGACGCAAAAAGAAAAGGCCTAGATCTGTACAGTGCAGCATACCTTTATGCTCCACACCTAATGCATCAAGAGCTTCTTCCTAACTTCTTAAAGGAAGGCGATCAAAGAGAATCTGTTCTTTTTGAAAAGTATATAAAAACGTGATATCTTTATATAAAATTGTTTAATGTTATAAAACTAAATTACTATATATTTTGATCTAATAAAAATGGAGTAAACATGGCTTTTGACTTTGTTGAAAACTTTACAATAAAGCTACCTGACTTCTCTCAATCAGATTTTTCTTTTGAGGAAGCAAACAATTTAAATCAAGGCTTAATTATAGAAGTCGCCGCAATTCATGAGGGCTTGACACGGAAACTATAATAACTACTCAGCTATTGAGTTAGAAAAGGCTCTCCAGTCTTGGGTTGAGCCATATCCAAAGCCAATCATTTTAAATCATGACTTAAACTCTGAACCAATTGGTAGAGTTATGGCAGCAAAAATGGACAAAGAGCAAGATGGCTCATCTTATGTAAGATTGCAGATTGCAATTACAGATCCAGTTGCTGTGCAAAAAGTCTTAGATAAAAGATACTTAACTGGATCAGTTGGCGGAAGAGCTAATAAGGCCGTTTGTTCAATTAGTGGAACAGACCTCGCTAAAGAAACTGAAGCTGGAAGACCACCTATTTCAAAGTACAGAAGAGGTCAAGTCTATAAAGGTAAACTAGCATATGTCGATATGCAAGATATTTCTTTTAAAGAATATTCTTTTGTTAATCAGCCAGCAGACTCAAAGTCAAGCGTTAGATCAGTCAAGGGTCCTGATTCTGCTGACGTCGCTACAACAGATGGCCAATGGGTGGCTAAGAGTTCTGCGTTTGTTCTTCATATGAATGAGGAAGATATAGTATCAATTGAGGAAAATCAATCAGTTCTTACTTCTCTTAAAAAGAAAGAATCAAAACCTTTATATCTCCATCTTAAAGGGTCTTTCTTAACTGCGCTTTCAGTGCATGAAAGCGAAAATTATAATAATAGCAATAACTCATTACTATCTGATGGAGATGAAAAAATCAGTACTGATTCTCAGGAGATTAAAACAATGGACAATGTTGAAACACAAGAAGACATCCTTGCTGTAGCCGAAGAGCTCAGTAGCGATTTGTCTTCAATTGCATCAGAGTCTGGCGAAGAGAAAGAGCAACCAAAAGCTGAAGAGCAAGTTTCTGATCCAGAAGGTTCAGAAGAAGCTCCAGCAGAAGACGCTGAAGAAAAGCCAGAAGCTGAAGAAAAGGTCTCAGAAGACAATTCAGATAAGGCGGATGTACAAGCTGAAGAAGCTGTTGATTCCGAAAAAGCTGAAAAGTCAGAAGAGAAGTCTGAGGAAACTCAGACTGTTTCCGAAGAGGAGCAAAAAGAGGATTCACTCAACGACAATAAAGAAGAAGTCGCTGAGACCGATGAGACTACCTTACTACAAAAAGTAAAGCTGCTTGAGGAAGAAAATGCGAAACTTAAGAACGCTCTACATAGAACTCTCGTAGAAAGAGTTGTTGATGCAAAAATTTCTGCAGGAGTAGAGAGCGCTGAAGCAAGAGAAGGTCTAATTGAGGATCACTCAACTAGAACAGCATCTTCATTAGCTGATTCTTTAAGAGACTTGGCAAAGATGCCTGCAGTTAAAGCTGCAAAGGGATCAATGCCAGAAATGAATTCTGAGATTGAAGCCGTAGAGGGTGAGAACAATGTTCTTACTGTTGATGGTGAAGTCAAGGAAGAACAAGAAGAAAAAGCCCCAAGTGTCGAACAAATATTTGTAGACGCTCTTATGGGTCGCCGTAAACTTTAAACCAATACTTTGCTTAAGGAGAAAAACAAATGAGCTTAGCAAAATTTCGTAAGGTAGGAACTAAAACTGGTTCTGGTCGTCTTGTGGTTTCAGAGGGCATTGCCCCAGCCGCATACCTCCTTCCAGCCGCTGGTCTTCCAACCTGGTATCTAGATAGTGAAGATGATCGCTTTGAGATCGTCATTCCTAAAGGAACAATTCTTTCAGTTGTAGCTAATGGAACCACTGGCGACGCAGAAGTAGCACCAGCTAATGGTACCTCATCTGCAGTTACCTGGGGTGACAACATGCCAACAAGCTGGGACCCACTTGATGGTGCAACCCCAAGCTACAGCTCCGGCGCAACCGACACTGTCGTTGTTCCAGCAAGATCAGTTCCAATTGGCGTAGCACAGTATGATCTGTACCGCCCATTCGACAAAGGCACCTCACAAGGTGCAGGATTTATCACACACGGCTACATTGAGTACCCAATGGTTCAGACCATTAACTCAGATTTAGCAGTAGGTGATATCGTTCGTTCCGATCACATGGGACGTCCAGTAAAGGCAGCTGCAGCAGATCTATACAATAGCTCTGCAGTATATTCTTACCTCCAGGTTGGTAAGGTTATAGAAGTAGAAAAGTTTGCAACCAACTTCGATGATGGTCTTCTTTCCTACATGCAGCTTCCTTCAGATCCAGGTGCACTTAAGACTGTGTTCGAGCTTACAAGAGCTGGAACATATTCTGGTAAGCTTGGTATCCGTAGCAACCTGGATGTCCACAACGTAATTGGCGCGTTCCGCGTTAATCTCACAATATAAACAATAACACAGGAGGAATAATCCTAAGATGAGTAAGACAATCCAAGAGCTCCTCTCGGGTCTCCCAGCTTGGGAAGCCGCGCTGGCCGAGGATGGACACATTGACGAAGACAACAGAGTAACTATTAAGGAAGCGTTTGCATCGCCAGATGCAGCAATTCTCTTCCCCAAGATTATCTCTCGTACTCTTAAGGAAGCAGCAGAGCCACAATTGTTGGTAACACCGCTTCTTTCAACAGTTCGCCTCGGAAAGGGACGCTCTTTGGAGTTCCCTGCAGTAAACGCTATCCAAGCAGCAGAGATTCCCGAAGGACAAGAGTATCCAGAGCAAGCACTCGCTTTTGCAAAGCAAATCGAGGGCAAAGTCTCGAAGAAGGGCGTTAAGCTAGCATTTACCGAAGAAGTCATTGCAGACTCACTTTGGGATATCGTTGGGCTTCACGTAAGAGCTGCAGGGCGTGCAATGGCTCGCCTTAAGGAACAGATCGCTCTAAGCCGTTTCAAGGACGCTGCAACAATCGTCTTTGACAACGATAGCGGTTCATACGATGATACAACTGGTCGTGACATCGACGGTGCCTATAACAAGACCGTTACATGGGACGACATCATTGATATGGCTGCTGTTCTAATGGCAGAGAATCACATTCCAACCGACTTTATTCTGCACCCACTTATGTGGTCCGTATTCCTTAAGGATGCGATCTTCCACACAGGCGGTTCAGCAGCTGCAGTCAACACTAGCTGGGGCTATCGTCCTCAGTCCAAGGAAGCAGCGCTTAACGCAACTGCTCCCATGGGCCTTAACGTAATCGTTTCACCTTTCGTAAGCTTCACTGCAAAGAGTGGTGCAACCGCTGCTAAGTCAGATCTATTCTTGATCGACCGCAACGAAGTTGGTACCCTTCTTGTTAAGGATGACATGAGCACAGATCAGTTCGATGATCCAAGCCGTGACATTCGCTCAATGAAGATGAAAGAGCGCTACGACATCGTAATGCTTGGTGACGGTGAAGGTATTACCGTTGCTAAGGGTGTTAGACTAGCACGCAACTACGAGGTTCAGGTTACAAACGACGTAGCTTTGAGCTAACAATACCTTAGGGTGTTATAGTTACGATACCCGGGGCAAAGGGAGTGGTGTAAAAGCCACTCCCTTTGTTTATTATCCAAGCTTTTTTTGTTACTAGTATTTATAAATGATTTAGGAGAATAATGTGGCGCTTAATTTAATCGAACACGCAGAAGTGACTTTAAATACTGCAATTATTAAATTCGGGAGAACAATAAAAATCTCTTCGTTAAAAAATGAAAATTTTATTGTACAGACCAATGCAGCTACTCCAAGTTCGGTAACTGGCCCATTTTTAACAATTAATACCATAACAGATTATAACCAGGTATCAAGAACATTAACTTTATACTGGGATACTGTTTTGCAGAGTCAAACAGAATATAAAATAAGACTAGTAAATTTCCTAGACGCTGCAAACGAGCTAATATCTGAAGAACAGGTAATCTTTGAAACAACAGAAGCTGCAACACCTTCTAGTTTTTCTTCAATTAAAGTTCCAGAAATTCAAGAAGTTTATATTGAAGATCATTCAATTAGAACAGATTATAAAAAAGCAAAAGAGTCTTTTTTAAAAGGTGAAATTAATCTGTATTCAAATACAATAAAAGTATTAATTTTAAATAATTCATATACTCCAAATGCAGAAACACATCAGTTTGTATCAGATATTAATGCTCTGTGTATTGAAGAAAGAAGTTCAGCTTTAAATAATAAAAGTGTAACTTTGGGAGTTTTTGACGCAGACGATTTAAATATATTAAATTATTCTGGAAATTCTTTTAACTCTTTAGCACTATATGTGGATAGTGGATCTGATTCAACTTCTAGATTGATAGCATATCTAGATACATCAACAGGTCTACCATTTTCTACAGTAAATACATCTGCCGATGTTACTATAGTGTGGAATAACGATTCCACAAAAATTATATCTTTATAAGGAATATCATGGCAACAAATTATCCAACATCTTTAGATAATCTAGTTAATCCAACAACTTCTGACAGGCTAAACTCTGTTACAGTTCCGCACCATTTACAGCACGCAAATGCTAATGACGCAATTGAAGCCATACAGACAGTGCTTGGCGTTAATCCAGCTGGATCTCATCTAACTGTAAAAGATAGAATTATCGCCACAGAAACAAGTATATCAACACAATCAGTTTTAAATGGTCTTACTGATGTTACTATAACTTCAGCTGCCAGTGGAAACATATTACGCTACAACGGCTCTCAATGGGTAAATTACTCTGAGAGCAATCTTACCGATGGAGGAAACTTTTAAAAATGGCTAATACAATAAGAATTAAAAGAAGGTCATCTGGAGGCGCAACAGGAGCTCCTTCATCGTTAGAAAACGCAGAGTTAGCTTATAACGAGGCTGATGATACCCTTTATTACGGCAAGGGTACTGGTGGAGCTGGTGGCACTGCGACTACAGTTGAAGCAATTGCAGGAGCTGGAGCATATGTTACCAAGGGCACTACTCAAACCATAAGTGGCAATAAAACATTTTCAGGCACTATTGCATTAGGATCGTCCGCAACTGCCACAACACAGTCTGCAAGTGACAATAGCACAAAAGTAGCTACAACCGCTTACGTTGATTCAGCAGTGTCTACTGCTACCGTTAGTGCTGAGCAAGTACAAGATATAGTTGGAGCACAAATAGCAACTAACGGTTCTCATACCGGAATTTCAGCATCTTACGATGACGCAGGCGACGGTGCAATTGACCTTTCTTTAACCGACACAACTGTTACCGCTGGTTCATATGGGTCATCTACCGCTGTCGCAGGATTTACTGTTGACGCAAAAGGAAGATTAACCGCAGCCAGCAATACCAACATAAGAGTTGCAAGCACAAGTCAAACAGGACTTGCATCCTTTGACTCAACTGACTTTTCTGTTACAACTGGTAACGTTACTTTAAATGCAGAAAGAATTCAAGACATCGTTGGAGCAATGGTTTCTTCAAATACAGAGTCAGGAATTTCTGTAACATATGATGATGATAGCGGCAAGTTAGATTTTAATGTTAATGATCCAACCATAACAATTACTGGTGACGTTGACGGTAGCGCCACAATGACCAACCTTGGCAGCACAAGTATAGAGGTAACCCTTGACACTGTGAACTCAAATACTGGAGCATTTGGCTCATCCACCGCCATACCTGTGATTACGGTAAATGGAAAAGGTTTAGTTACTGCGGTAACCACACAGTCTATCTCTACAACTCTAACAGTGGGTGCAGATACTGGAACCGCAGACGCTGTTGCTCTTGGAACTGACACCTTACAATTTAGCGGTGGCGAGGGAATTGATACCGTAGTTTCTAATAATACAATTACAATTTCCGGAGAAGATGCAACTACTTCAAATAAAGGAATAGCATCTTTTAGTTCGGATAATTTTGCTGTAGCATCTGGAGCAGTTACGATTAAAGACGGAGGAGTGTCAAACGCAGAGCTCGTAAACTCTACAATTACTCTTGGCTCAAGCACTTTAACTCTTGGTTCAACAACTACTTCGGTAGCTGGAATCACAGAGCTTACAGTTGATAATCTTAACTTTAACGGAAATTCAATTACTTCAACAGACACCAATGGTAATATAACGCTGAGCCCAAATGGTACTGGAACAGTAGACGTAGCTTCTTCTAGAATTACTGGTGTTGCAGAACCAACCTTGGATACAGACGCTGCTACAAAATATTACGTAGATAATAGAGTTACAGGACTGTCTTGGAAGCAAGCAGTTCATGTATTGGGTAGTTCAAACGTTGCATTAACGGGGTCAACTCCATTAGAAATTGATGGCCATACCCTTAATGATGGCGAAAGAGTTCTTTTAACAGGACAAACAACTGCTAGTCAAAAAGGTATATATGACGTTGCAATAACTGGCGGATCTTATACTTTAACTAGATCTTCAGACGTAGATGTTTATACTGAGCTTCGTGGATTGGCGGTATTCGTTCAGCAGGGGACCACTTATGCCAATACTGGATGGGTACAAACAGCAGATAACCTTACCGACTTTAGTGGTCAAGTCTGGAGTCAATTCTCTGGAGCAGGTTTATATAGCGCAGGTTCAGGCCTTTCAATTAATGGAACTGAATTTAATGTAAATGTTGCAACTAATGGTGGAATCGAAATCGATACAGATGCACTTCAATTGAAGTCTTCTGTAGCAGGAGCTGGCCTGACAATATCTTCTGGAGTCTTAGCAGTTGGTGGAACAACAGACAAGATTACAGTAGATACTGACTCAATCACCATTGCCTCCACCTACGCAGGACAGAGCTCAATTACGACTGTTGGAACAATCGCAACAGGAACATGGAATGCTACTGCAATATCTGTAGCTAAAGGTGGAACTGGAGCAACATCAGCTCCTGATGCAAGAACCAATTTAGGTTTAGCAATTAATACTGATGTTCAAGCCTATAGTGCAAATCTTGCAGCAATAGCCGGTTTAACATCTGCATCAGATAAGCTTCCATATTTTACTGGATCAGGAACTGCTGCAGTGACAACATTAAGTTCTTTTATGAGAACCGTATTGGATGACGCAGACGCAGCAACAGCAAGAACTACACTTGGAGTTGACAGTTACACTATTGATGGTGGCACATTCTAATTAATTTATGTTATAATAACTTAGTTAATATGGAGTGACTAATGGCTAATACTATAAAAATAAAAAATAGCGGCACATCATCCAATATACCAAATAGTCTTGAGCATGGCGAGTTAGCGATTAACTATGCCGACGGAAAATTATATTATAAAAATAATTCTAATTCTATTGTAGAATTTACTAGCGCAGTTAATTTAGCTGGAACCGTATATAATCAAACTATAGGAGATGGCACAAATACTTCTTATGTTATAAATCATAATTTTGGAAGTAGAGATGTTAGCGTAACAATAAGAGAAGCATCTTCTCCATATGGACTGATACTTACATCATGGGAAGCCACTAACGGAAATAATGTCACCGTTTATTTTGATAGCCCCCCATCCTCTAACTCTGTAAGAGTTTCAGTATATATAGCTGTAGCAGGCCTAGAAGTAGGGCCTACAGGTCCTACTGGCCCTACAGGTCCCACTGGTTCTACAGGCCCTACAGGACCAACAGGAGGTCCTGGCCCCACAGGCCCTACTGGTTTAACTGGAGATACTGGCGCTCCTGGCCCCACAGGCCCTACTGGTTTAACTGGAGATACTGGCCCTACGGGTCCCACAGGTCCAACAGGCCCTTCTGGTCCCCCAGGTGCAGACTCAACAGTTCCTGGCCCTACTGGCCCCGCAGGCCCTCCAGGACCAACTGGTCCATCAGGAGGGCCACCAGGTCCTACAGGTCCCACTGGAGCCACAGGTCCCACAGGACCAACAGGCCCTACAGGGCCAACTGGAGTAGGCGCTCCATTAACAAGCTCTGCAACTGCGCCATCTTCTCCATCTGCTGGAGACCTTTGGTTTGATACAAATACTGGCGCTACATATATTTACTACAACTCGGCATGGGTTGAACTGGGTGGTGGCACAATGTCGCCATATCAAGCAACTTCATCTACTCGTCCATCCTCTCCTTGGACTGGTCAACATGTCTACGAGACAGATACAAAAAACGAGTTGACATGGGATGGCTCGGCATGGTCAAAACAGTGGAACACTCCTTGGGGTTATGTAGCAGAAGCAACTTTTGCTACAAGCACTGGATACATAACAACAGCACAAGACATTTTAAGCGTAACTTTCAACGCAGTTTCTGGAAGGCGTTACAGATATACGGCTTCAGGTCTTTTAGTTAGTAACGCATCTGGCTCGTCGGTTACATTATTTACAAACGCATCAAATACTGCTTTGCGTGAATATTTTGCATACTACGCATCCAGTTCTAACAACTATGTAACTGGTTTTATTGATTACATTGAAACTGCTGCTTCTACTGGTTCTCTAACAAGAAAAATAAGACATGATACAAGTACTCCTGGAATTTTGTACTACGGCGCAAGCACTCGTGATTCCATCGCGTGGAAGATTAGAGTGGAAGATATTGGACCTGCATAATGGCTGCAATTACTTTCCCTTCATCTCCATACACAAACCAGATTTATACTGTCGGCTCTAAGAGTTGGCAGTGGGACGGCGCAGTATGGGCAGCATATTATAATGAAGGCGCTGATGCAGTCTATGGTACTGGATCAGATGGAGATATAACACTTGATGGCACTACAACCATTTTGGGTATGGCACCATCTTCGAGTGTCTATTCAATGACTCGTGATATGTATTTTAATGATTTAACAATAAATGCCAATGTTCGACTTGCTCCAAATGGATATAGAATATTTGTTAAAGGTACTTTAAAATTTAATAGTGACTCTACAATTGGTTTTACTACAGGTTATTCTACAGCTGGCTCTATAGCACAAGGGGGAGCTGCTACAACAGCAGTTACACATTCTTTGGGAGGCTCTGCTACAGGATATTCTGCTACAGCACCAACATCAGCTATGGGTGGATCTTCATATTTTCAGATTCCAAGACAAGCAATTACGGGTTATTCAATCACTGCATCTGGAGGACCAACATTTCTTAGAGGTGGAGCAGGAGGGTCTGGTCAAGCTGGTGGTGGAGTAATAATACTTGCAGCACGTTATATAGCTGGGCCATCAAGTGGGACTGGATACATTAAGGCACCAGCAACTGCACCAGCTGGTGGGGGAGTGATACTATTAGTTTCTTCTACATCTTCTCTTCCAGCATCTATCTCAACGGACGTAACGGGTCAGAATAGTGGAACCTACTATTACATGCAACAGGTGTAAGTATGGCAATCTCACGAATAGAAACTAGTGTATCACGCGTAAATAATGATGAAACTTATGGGAATGGTTCTGATGGCGATGTGACCATAAGTGGAACTATTACATTAACTTCAGATAAATATTATAACAATCTAACAATACCATTGGGAAATGTGCTAATTACAAATGGATTTCGTGTATTTGTAAAAAATACAGCTATAATAAACGGAGTTATTGGAATAGGTTCTGTTTCTGGAAACTCGAATGGATCTACCAATGGAACAATATCAAGTCCAGGGTCTTCCGTATCTACAGGCACAGTAGCTGGCCATACATCTTCTACTATATCCTATAGAATAGGTGGCCAAGGCGGTGGGTCTACCAATCCTAATATTACAGCACTTCCAAGTTATTTAATATCTAGAATAGAAGCGGCTACAGGTGTTGTCTTTGATGCTACATATGCAAGTTCATCAGCCTTAGTTTTATCTGGTGGATCTAAAGGAACAACAGGTTCTACCGGGGCTAGTGCTCCAGCATTAACAAACAGTGACACTTGGCCAGGTAAAGCTGGATCTCCTGGTTCTAATGGGACTCATCCAACTGTTGGTACAACTGTTGGAGTACCTGGAGGAAAAGGTGCAACAGGCTCTGACGGAACTGCAACAGGAGCAACTCCAGGTCCTGGTGGGGCAGGTGGATCTGGAGCTAATGGTGGTGGAGTAGTAGCAATAATGGCTAAGTCAATATCAGGAACTGGCACAGTAATGTCATTAGGAATGATTGGTGCGACGGGCTCTGCAGGAACAGCGGGTTCACCTGGCACTGCAGGCGCAGCTGGAGCTAAAGCTCCAGACAGGACAGATCACCACCACCACAGCGCCGTTATTCATGAACCTCACACACTGCATCACTACAGTCATCATAATCATGTTCCAGCTTATCATGACAAAATTGTATCTCATGGTGCTTATCATGAAACTCTACATAATGGGCATCACCATAATCACTCCGCTACTATTCATGCACCATGCTGTACAGTTAGTCCTGGCCATCATTGGACTGGTGGTGCTGGTGGTGCTGGAGGAGCTGCTGCACCAGCAGTGACAGGTGCTACAGGAAAAAGAGGCGGTGCTGGAGGAGGCGGTGCTATTATTATAATAACTGAAGAAACTCCTAGTGGATTAAACTATGATGTTAGAGCAGGCACTACAGCTGATTTAGATACACATTCTGCTTCCAATGGAAGCACTTATATAATTTTAAACAAATAAGAGGTAAAATATTATGGGCTTTTTTGACTCACTTAATAATGAAGCTAAATTACAAGCATTAAATTTTAGTATTGAAATGCACGAACGTGAGCTGTACAGAATATTAGTTGGTTTAGGCATAGATGCTGAAACCTTTGATCCAGATTCATGGCAGGAGCCAGTTAATATGGAAACAGCAATAGGTAAAGTAGCACATTATATTTCTCTAATCCAAGATTTAAGAAACAGACTTTCTAATTTTTCATGAAAAGATATATAGCAGTACCAAGCGATAAATGTATAGATGGCGCAATTCCTCACCACATTATGCAAATGGCAAAAAATGAGCTTTTAGAGATTGTTGTTTCAGAAACAGTAAAGGATGCAAAGATCGTATCAGTTCCACAAATAGAAAAATATGAACACTATAAACAAGTTCGTAAAAATTATATTTGGAAACTTGATATGACAAATGAATTCATTGAACTTAAAGATAATCTAAAAATAATTTGTTTAAATAAAGAAATTTATCCTATAATAAAAGAAAAACATTTAGCATATTTTAGAATGAGGTTTCTTAATAGTGGAATTATAGACTTTCTTATTAAGAATGATGATATCATATTGTATGAAGGAAAAGTTGAAGTTATATAATGAATGTTAAAAATTTAGCGACTTGTGTATCAGTCTATAGTGATTTTTTTGACTCTTCTCTATTTTTGGAGCACTTGGAACTAGAAAGTAGAAATGATTGGGGAGATATTTCTTGGAAACACTCTGCCGTAGGAGGTGGATTAGTTCAAAAATATAGAACATCTTCTGAGTGTGATATCTCTTTTTTGGGTAAAGAAACAGTAAAAACACCTTTAGCACAAATGTTTAAAAACGAGATTCAAACACCAATGTTTGATATAATAGAAGACTATAGAAGCGAATACAATATTCCAGCACTTTCCAATGAGGGTTGGAGGGTACTGAAGTATTCTATTGGAGCAGAATATCATAACCACTATGACCATTCACCAATGAACTCTAGAGTAGTTAGTTTAGTTGCATTCCTTGATGACGTAGAAAAAGGTGGAGATTTGGAATTTCCATTTTTTAATGTAAAAATAAAACCAGAAAAAAATACAGCTGTTGTTTTTCCATCAAATTTTCCATACCTACATATAGCACATCCAGTAGAAATAGGCACAAAGTATAGTTTAGTAACATGGTTTCAGTAGTATCAATAAATGAATTTGCAATTAAATCAAACCCCTGTTATGCAGCCATTCCGGCATGTGAGACAGTGGCTTTGACGTATGTCCATCCAAATGGAATAGAAGAGTTTACTGACTACATAGCGTATGCTCTAGGCGAAAGTACTATAATTGCATTTAACGATTTACCGAATGCATCAGATCCTTATTCCTTAGAAGCAACAACTGATACTGGAGAAAAGTATATAATTCAATTCAATCTTTACGAAAGAGACATGAATGAATTAAATGGTGTCAATATAAAACCTCATCAATTTTTTAGTTTTCTTAAACCAGTTCATGTAAAAAGCAGCGAGATTGCTGGCTTAGTTGCATTAAATGATAGATGCGATATAGACAAATATGGCCCAAGAGTATATGATATTTCTGATGGAGTCAGTGAGCAGCCTATGGACTATTCTATGATTGCTGGTAATATAAAAGATTTTAGAGTCATATATTCTATTAACGGCGTAGGATATGTAACTGTACAAGAAGTTTGGCCTATTGCTATGAAATGGAGAAATTGGCCAATAGTTGTTGGTGTTTCTAAAACATTTTCTGGAATGGTTAAGCTTTTATCTGAATGGAAAGCAGCTTATCAATCCGGCCTTTCAGATGAAGAAATTGCAAGAGGCGCTAAAGACCTTTTGGATCAAGCAGGAATAAACGAAACGATGATCTCAGAGTTGGAACAATTGGAAACAACAATGCCAGTTGAAAGATTTTTTAGGGGCGAACTAGATGCTAGGCACGGCTTTTCTGAAAAAGGATTTTTACCAAATTCAATTAAACAATTAATAAAAGATCAATCAAGATATGAAACACTAACATCTTTAGGATTAAATCATTCTCTGCATCCTGAAATACCCCAGTGGATTAAGGATGAGGAAAAAAAGAAAATGGATAATTACTTATTAAAATATGTTTACATAGCTATGCCAGAAATAGATCCAGATACTGTAACTGTAGAGCAGATATCTGAATCTCTTGATTTCTTTACTAATGGCCTACCAGAAATAAAAGACACTCAAACTTTTATAAACGCAATAAAAGGAAAAAGATACTACGATGCAACAACAAAATAGAACTATAGGCATAGTGGGCTCTGGAACTGCCGGGCTAATAGCTTCACTAATGTTAAGACGCGCTTTTCCAAATGATGACATAGTAAATATATCGTCCAGTAAAGTTGGAATTGTTGGTGTTGGAGAAGGTAGCACTGAGCATTGGCGAGACTTTATGGACATGTGCAGTATAGGGGTAGAGGATCTTTTAACTAATACTAATGCAACACATAAATATGGCATAAGATTTGAGGGCTGGACCAATCAAAGACCAGACTATTTCCATAGCGTTGGTTCAATTCCGGAAATATACGCATTTGGTTTAATTGGCGAGTATATGAGCTTTCTTGAAAATGACAAACCAATAACTTCACAAACAGGTCATCTAGGCTTGGTTCATAATCAAGTGATTAAAGAAAACATGCACAACAACACTAATCAGTTTCATTTTGATACGTTTGAGTTAAATAATTATTTAGTAGGACTTTGTTTTAAAAGAATGATTAGATTTATTGATGACGAGGTTGACTCAATAAATCTCAATGAAAATGGTTATATTAACTCAGTCACTTTAAGTTCTAAAGTTGAAATTAAAGCTGATATTTGGATTGACGCAACAGGCTTTGCAAAAAAACTAATGACATCTATGGGAAATACTGATTGGGTTTCTTTTTCAAAGTATCTACCAACTAATGCAGCGATAGCATTTCCAACAGAATCAGATCCTAATAATCAGATAAAACCATATACTAGAGCAAGAGCTGCAAGTTGTGGATGGATGTGGGAAATTCCTACAACCGAACGTCGTGGGAATGGTTATGTATATAATTCTAATTTTATTTCTGAAGAAGAAGCAGTAAAAGAAGCTGAATTAATTTCTGGTTATAAAATAGAAAAATATAGACATTTTAATTTTGATCCAGGATATTCTCCTGTTCAGTGGTATAAAAATTGTATTTCCGTAGGTCTTTCTTCTTCATTCGTAGAACCTCTTGAAGCCACTTCAATTGGTAGCACAATAATACAATGCAAACAGATGATAAATGGTCTAGCATCGTATACCGCAGATTCTTCTGCTATTCAAGAAAGCTACAATAAAAAAATGAAGCAAATGATGGAAAACATACTAGATATGATTCGCCTTCATTACATATCTGACAGAGAAGATACTGATTTTTGGAGATACGTAAAAACACTTCCAATTCCAGATAGTCTTCAAAATTTAATAGACCTTTGGGCAGAACAGGTGCCATCACATTATGACGTTCCCAATAATGGTCATCTTATGTTCTTGTCTAGACATTTCGTTCACGTTATGCAAGGGCAGAATCTTATAAATCCTAAAGCATCAACACGAGCCATGGAAAATATGGGTGTAAGAAATATTGTAGAAAAAAATGCAGATGAAGTTAGACTAAGAAGATATAGTAGAGAAATGATAGATCATAGAGAATCTCTAATGCAGGCCGATATATCTAATAGCAGTTTTGGTATTTAATATGAAAAAAAATAAAAATGTATCAAAAATTAAAAAAGTTAAACCAGGCTCAATTAGAATCACTCCAATTGACAATAGGTTTATGGCAAGCGCTCCATATGTAAATAATTCACAATCCTTACCAAAATGGTTTAGACAAATACATAAAGGACACGGGTCAATTAGGTCTTGTGCTGGAGTATCAGACTTTTTAAATGCTGGAGTAACAATACCAGCATGGACAAATTTTTATTTTACTCCAAATATTGAACAAAATGTATGGGCAATATCTGCAGACAATATGAATCCGCCAATTGGTTTTGAGTGGGCAGGTAATTTTTCTTTTCATCAAACGGGTAAATGTCCCATGACAGATATTAGAAAAATAGAAAAAATGTCTTATCCAAAATTAATAACACCTTGGAGAATACAAACAGCTCCAGGATGGTCTTCGTTAATATTGCCGGTTCACTATGAGGAAAATGAAGACTATTCAATACTTCCAGTTATTGTTCATACCGATTTTTATCAAGTTGCAAATATTGTTTTAAATGTCAAAACAAATTCAGAATTTTCTATAAAGTATCAAACGCCACTTGTTCAGGTAATTCCATTTAAGAGAAATTCAGATATAACAGAAATTGAATTTATGGATGAATCATTTTTTAAGTACGCATCAACAAACATGTATATGACTGGTGGAATAGCACCAAGATCTGGAACTGGACAAGCCTATAGAAAGGCTGTAAGATTAATTGATTCAATCTTAGAAAAGAAAAAAAAATGACTGACAATATCTATCGTTTTAAAGTAGATGATTATAGGAATAGAACAGACAATAAATACTTTCCTAATACCGAAGAGGATTGGAAGGAGTTTTTGTGGAAAGTACATTTTCTTGGCGGCAAGTCAATGATACTGCTATGGCATTATGATCAAATGGAAAAGAAAGCACGAGAAGAAGCAAGTGATAAAGATTCTTAATGCTGTTAAGACAATGTCTCATGGCTCGTATTGGACAAAAGCCAATACCGTAGAGGCTTGGGGGTTTGCAACAAAAATTGCAATCATCTTCCCTGGTCTACTTTTAGGTCAACAGTTTTGGTGGCTTTATATATTTGCTATAATATCCAGTTTAGCTCTGATATGGTCATCAACAGAAAAAACGCTTCCAACCATTATTCTTTTTAATGTTGCCTGGGTTATCTTGGCAAGTCTTTCTATTTTAAAACATTTTTTGCAATAGGTAGACACGAAACAAAACCAGTTACTAGTGTTAGTAGGCATATTTATTTGCAGTTTTTTCTATGAAAAAAATGACAATTTTGATAAGGATTCAATAAAATGGTTAAATAGCCCTCAAAAAGGTGTAAGATCAGGATAATTCAAATGCTATACAACGAAAACATTACTTATGATCAACCTGGCTTGAGCTATGTTGGTACTATAATAATTAATGTTGAGGGCTTATTAGACCCTATAATCATTTCTAATGTTAACGTTGCCATTACCACATCTCAGGATTACTCTAATGCAACAACTGTTGCAGTACTATCTTACGATATCTACCCAGAAGGCATAATCACCATACAGGCCACTCAGTCGCAGGCAAATGCCTTAGTTGAAGCGGTTACCTCTTCTGGTTCTGGCACCGCAGAAATAACGCTATTACAATTTTAAATAACTGGAGTCAAAATGGCCATAAGCAAAGTTTTAGTTAACGATACTGTTAGAATTAAGGTAAAGTTCGTAGACACTGACCCAATAACCTTAGAACAAACAGAGGTTAGCCCAGTATCTGTTTCTGTTGTTGTTTTAGATTCAGATGGGACGCAGATAGCATCAGCATCAGCAACCCAAATTACTAGCTCAGAATATTATTATAATTTTTCTACAGCAACAGCTGGAGAATATACAATTAAATTTACTGGGACCTTAGCAAATACGACTTCTATTACGGTTAGTCAACAACTATATGTTAGTTCTATTACCGAAGAATATAAGCCGTCTATTACTTTGAGATCTGATGAGACAATATCTTTTGCCCCAGACATTGATCCATTATATTTGGATCCAGAAGAAATATTATCAATATTTCCGGAAGCAGGACTTTTAGAAATAGGAGAGTTAGTCTATAATTACTCAAACGAAGTAAAAGAAATGTATTCTATTCAAGATTCAAATACAAATCCAGATTTACCATTTACAGTACTAGAATATATTAAGGCTTCAGTTTGCTGTGAGCTTAGTAGAACTTATGGATTTGGGGGAGACGACGAAATGAGTCTTAAGCTTGCAGACCTAGAAATAACAAATAGATCAGCACCAAGGGATGTTGCCACCAGATCAAATGCAACCACATGGTGTCAAATAGCTGCTTCTTTAAGAAGAGAAATTTTAGCCAAAAAGGTTTATATGAGAGGGGTTCAGCCAAAGAACCTTCCAAACAAAAAAACTTTTACTTCTGGAAAAACTGTAGATCCACAAACAGGAAAATTAATATACTTGTCTGATAAAGAATTATATGGCCCAGGAAGAAAAACTCCAACAGATCCAGATGACCCAATGCCAGACAGAGGCTTAAGACAATATGATTGATGCTAAAAAAATATTTGAAAAGATATTAAAACAATGGGGACATGATATATTCTTGCAAAGAAGATTGTCAGATGATTTTGTTTATAACGATGTCCTAGAGAGGCATACCACTAGATCCTTATACGCTAGAAGTTTTGCGTTATCAAACGCTAAAGAAGAAGTGCCAGAAGGAGTTATAACAAATTCTGAATTAGTTTATTATTTTAAATCAAATGTTAATCCAAAACCTGGAGATCGCATTTATGAGCAATCTTTTAATTCTTTAGAAGATACTATTATTTATGTGATAGACGACAGTTATGGCGTCAGGGGAAAAAGAGGCGAAATTAACTATTGGATAGTTGGTGCAACAAAAGAGGTTCCAAGCTGATATGTTAATAGCAAAACCAAAAGAGTACGTAGAAATACAGTTTACATATAAAGATGGATATCAGTATGTAGATCCAACAGCAGATATAGTTGTATATCTAAAAAGAGGAATTGGGACTCCTGGAGCAGTAATAGATGGACCACTCGTTTATGACATAGATGGCATCACTGCAGCAACCCCCACATATATTCAAAACATATCTACAACGGCAACTATAGAAAGAGTTTCCGAAGGTTCATATAAACTTAGGTATATGCTGCCACAAGGTTTATATAAGGGAAATTATACAATACAAATTTCAACTATAGCTAGTGCAACAACATCAATTAAAGAAACGTATATACAGTGCAATAACCCAAATAATATTGATGAAGAATTTTCATATAACGATAAAAGCATATCAATATCGAATAGATCAAAATATGTAGAAATAAATAATCTATCTACCAATTCAATTCTTCTCATAGGTCACACTGACGCTCTTCAAGAGTTTGAAATATATCGACCAACGTCAATGCAAGACGCAATTAATGTTTTAAGAGCTGACTTTGATTCTCCGTTAACTAGGGGAATCTTTGATTGTTATGCCGCAGGCGGTAGAGACATTTATATTATGTCGTGTGGCAGTATGTCAGAGTATGTTGCAGATGTTTCAAAAAGAAATGAAAAAATATTTGCAGACGATGCCGCCACACCAAATATCTACTCGTTCTATGAGTTATACGGAGCAAAACTCTCTCTCTGCTACGAGATACTTTCTGATTACGAATTTATAGACATAATCGTTCCACTAGAAACATCATTTATTTCAAGTGGTGGAGTTAATTTTGTAAAACAATTAGCAGACCACTGTCACCAAATGCAGGTCTCTACTGGCGAAGTGCAAGTGGGAATTATTGGCTCAAGAAGCTCTCAATCAAGACAAGATGACATTACAGAAATCAACAACGCAAACTTTGAAATAGGTTCTTCAATAACATCATCTGGTGAGATAACAAAAGATAGTGGAAAATATATTATCTTAATATATGGAGAGTCTGTTTTTAATCATAAACAAATAAGAAGATCTTATGTCGGTTCTATGGCTGCAGCATATGCAGGGTCACTTTCTTCAAATAGAATTGACTATGGAATGGCCAAAAAAAGAATAGAACCGTGCCTTTCTATATTTGGAAATGAAATTAATTCTGAACAAATGGCCATATTAACAAATAAAAAAGTAAATACAATATTTTCAGGAAATAGAGCAAGAAGGGGAGCGCTTTATGATGTTAGGGTTAGCGGAGATTTAACTCAGTCTATATCTGAAAATTATTCAGATTCGTCTAACGTAAGGCTAGTTGCCATGATAATAGCTGAAGTCCAGTCTATGGGACAAAATGCAATAGGTAAATTCGCCAACGATCATCTAATAAGATCAGTTGACGGCTTTATGCAACAGTTAAAAATTAATGATATTATAAGAGACTATAATTTTGACGCCTATGCAGACAAATTGGAAAAAGGAAAATTGTATCTTACTATTTCTATAACCTCTGTTAGAACACTAAGGTCAATATCTTTTAATGTAGCAACGGGCAGAGGAGCTTAAAATGCCACAAAACGCTTTTAGATTTCCGGTACCAAGCGTAAACGAAATTAATAATGATAGAATGTTTGGAGCACCCCTCCAGGCATCTGGTAATTTAACCTACCTAGAATTCATTGCAATAGTTAAAGCACTTTGGGAAAATGCCTACCCAGATATTAAAATACAGCCCACTGCAAGTGGGACATATGCTGAGTATCCGGTTATCGTTTATGGTCTTGAAATTAGAAAAACACATAGTTCAGAACCAAAACCGAGAACTCGAAACAGTCAAGGGTCGCCAAATGTTATGGTGTTTGGGCAAAGATTTCAAAATGTTGTTAGTTTTACTTTAATAACAAAAGCTGATCAAGGAACCTCAAAAAGCGATCTTGAAAAAAGATATTCTGGAGCTCAAGTAGCTGATACTTTAATAGAGATATTTGAAGACTTTATGTTGGAGCATACTCCCGTATTTAAAAGGCTAGGGGCTGCAGAGTTGGTCTATTCTAGAAGACTTTCTGACTCAGATATCAATAGGGATAATACAGATATTGTTAAAAGAACAGTCACATACATGCTAACTACAGAAAAACTGATCGCTACATCTGTGGATGTTATCGAAAAAATTGCCATTGACGTTAGAAGATATATGGCTTATGAGCAGTCAATTTTGGACCATAAATCTGATTTTGCTACTCCAAATTATGATAACACGGAAATAAATATAATAGACCTATATCAAACTTCTACCCCAAACAGTTAATGTAGTTTGTTTTTATAAGTTTGTTATTACTATATAAAAGAAGTTAAAACCAAACTGCCCCAATCGGAGGTCTATAGACTAATGGCTCTACCAGGTGTAAAAACAGTAATTAAAGATCGCTTTTATAGCATCTCTAGACAGGATATTCCTGTCGGTCCACGAATCTGCCTCATCGCAAGAAGAGGTGCGGCAGTTGCTGGAGATAATTCCAGCAGAGTAAAGGATCTTGACGTAGTTCAGGCTACAACTGAGCAAGATGTAATCGACGCTTTTGGCGAAGACTCAGATGTCCATAGAGGATTTATTGAGCTTTTAGCAGGAGGCGCAGAAAGAATATTTATTGTTCCTCTTCCTTCTGACTCAGTTTTTGATCACAGCGCTGGAACAATTACAAGTTCATCCAGCTCAGGAGTAAACGTTTTTGATGCAGCGTTTGCAGCAGCAGAAGCTGCGCAACCTGACATTATCGTTCCTTGGGGTCGCGGAGGTCATCCAGATGACTGGCAAAGTCCAGCAACTCCTGGTGACGACTATGAATATGGTTTCTATGCAAATAATGCGACAACAACTTCAAGCTGGGCCTATAAGGTTGCAGTAAAAGTTAAAGAGATAAATGAGAACTCACACTCATGCTTCGCAGTTATGGGTGTTAAGCCCTATAATCCAGGAACTGGAAACGTTACAGAAGTAATGACACCAGCAGAAGTAGCAACACACCTAAATACAAGTGCAACATCTGGAAGTGTTCTTAATACTTTGATCACCAGAGATGGAACAAATATGGCAGAAGTTGGCAGACACGTTGTTGTTGTTGCTAGCGAACTAAAGCCAGTAAATTATGTTTCTACTTGGGGTTACGCAAATGGTGCAACAACAATGGCTGCTGCAATAAGCAGAATGGCATCCTTTACTTCTCCTGTTAACAAGACTGCATATAACGTTGCTGCAATGAGATACAACCCAACAAGAACTCAGCAAGAGAGATTGTCAGATGCGGGAGTAAATACTGTAGCACTTAACTTTAATAAGATACCAACCTTCATTGAAGGCTTAACAATGGCATCTTCAACATCTGACTATACAAGAGTTTCTACAATGAGAATTATCAACGAAGCAGCTCTTTTGGTTAGACAAGTATGTCAGAAGTTTATTGGAGAAGCATCAACCATTCAGACTCGTAACTCAATGGAAACTGCAATCACATCAGCTTTAAGAGGTATGCAACAAATTGGAGCTTTGCTAGATAGTGACTTTACCGTAAGTTACATTCCAGCAGAAAACAAAGCGATTGTTGACCTCGTTCTGACACCAGCATTTGAACTCAAGAACATTGATGTTCAAGTAGCAATTAACCTATAAACCATAAATAAAAATACCGAATTGGAGGGTATAAAATGGCAGGAGAATACTATGATGGTCCAGTTAATAAGTATCTAAATACTTATACTACATTTTCTGGAGCAGATATTGTTGCCACCTTTGGTGGCGTTGAAATTGGAGCTCTTTCTGGAATTACATTTTCAGTAACAAGAGAAAAGGCACCAATCTACACTATGGGTTCACCAAACCCACGCTCTTTCTCAAGAGGCAAAAGAGGAATTGCAGGATCATTAATCTTTACTGTTTTTGATCGTCCAGCTCTTTACCAGATGATTGAAGCTCATCATGCAACAGACAACTCAATGAAGTTCTTTACAAGAAGACACAACACTCTTCCTGGAGATCCTCAGCACAAGAGAGGAATTGCAGAGTTTACAGATCAGTCACGTGACATTGTTTCACAAGTTCCATATTATGCGGATCAAATTCCTCCATTTGATATTACCGTAACATTTGTTAACGAATATGGACAGGGCGCAGTAAGATCAATTTATGGAGTTGAGCTTTTGAACGAAGGTTCTGGAGCTTCTATGGATGACATTGTTATCGAAGAGACAATGACATACGTAGCTCGTGAAATTGGTCCAATGTACAGAATTACAACTGATCAACTTGGAAGGTTTAACACTGGAGATCTTAAGGATCTTATCAGCTCAGACGCAGCTGGACAAAGTGGCTTAAATACCCAAATTATTAGACCATAATATTTAATTAAAACCCGCATAATATGGAGGACGTGATTATTTTCATGTCCTCCATATTGTTTTCTAGGAGTATAAATGACATCACTTCAACAAAAAAAAGATGAGATATTCAGATATGAAAGTGGGGTCACTTCCAATAGATTAGCTAAAGGAATGCCAGACCCATTTTCTAACATGTCCTATGCTGGAACTGATATATCAGCAACAATAGTTGTTCCAAATATAGATAGGAATACCAAGACAGTTGGAGAAGCTGATATTCTTGAAATGGCAGAAATTCAAACAATATCTTATTCTATTCACCGAGAAAACTCACCTGTTAGAACTCTTGGTCACGTAAATCCAAGAGGATTTGTTAAAGGTGGAAGAACAATAGCGGGCTCTTTAATCTTTACAGTTTTCAATGAGTATGCGTTTTATAGAATTAAAGAGTTTAGAAATATAATGGCAGAAACTGGATTATTCTTTGCGCCATTAGCAGACATGCTGCCACCATTTGATATAGTCTTATCTTTTTTTAATGAATATGGAATGGCATCTAAAATGAAGATTTATGGCGTTACTATAGTAGATGAAGGTGGTACAATGTCTGTTGACGACTTAATCACCGAACAAACCTACACCTTTATGGCTAGAGGTATGCAGCCACTTGTAAGCATGGAAAAAGATCCAATGATGCTACCAGATGATGTTTATGATGCATACGAACAAAGGCAGAAAAACTTTTGGAATTCAAATTCCACAGATAAGTTAACAGAATATACAACTTTTATAGACAGGGTTCCAAGGGCATAATAAAATGGCAAGAGATTATAATTCAATTGTTGGACAAAAAAGTTATAGACCATTTACTTCTTATATTCCGTATGAATTTAAAGATCCTACTCAAGCTCAAAGCTTTGATCCTTTAAATCCAAACGTAGATTTGCAATGGGCTGGAAAGACAAGCTCTGCAGAACAATTTAATCAATATTATGATTATTATTTTACTGGAGAAGATGTCAGAATATATATTGATGGACTGTTTGATGCATCAGATGAATTAGATTTAGCCAGTTTTGCTTTTGCAATTAAGCAGGAGAAGCAGCCTCTTTATGGTTTCTGGTCTTATAATTATGATGTTATGATGGTGGGAACTAGAATCATCACTGGAGAATTTAGTGTGTATGCAAGATATCCAGGAAGAATGACCGACCTTTTGTCAAAGGCAGCAGAAAAAAGAGCGGGATTTTATACATCAGAAGGGGCTAATGCAAAGATTCAATCTTATTTATTGAGTAGGGCAGAGTCTTTAGATGATGAAAAAAATATTAAAAAATACTGGGCAAACAGCAGGCTAGATAGACTATCTTCAGATAATAGTTCAGATGACGCAAGAAATATATTTTCTGCACATCCTCCTTTTAATTTTGTTATTAAATATGGAACACAAGAAGGTTCTGTAACTACAGTGACAAGAAATAAAGGCGATGATGGAGACGACAACTATGATACTTTGGATAGGTTAATGGCCACTGACTTTAATGAAAGACTAGTGCAAAAAACTGCATCCGATAAAATGGATATAGTTTTGCAAAGTATTCAGCTTCTAGGGATGGCATCTGGCTACTCTACTGGAGGGCAGCCTTTGGTGGAAACTTATCAGTTTATAGCAAGGGACATGTATGTCTCTTCTGGAGCATCAAGAAAAGCTCCAACATCAAGCGAAACCACAGCCACCAATGAGGCGGCACAAGTTAAGGGAACTAGTGCAACACAGACTTCTGCACCACCATCAGAAGAAAGAATAGCATATGTTACTACTTATGGACAAGTTCCATAGGCAGTGTTGTATGGTATAATGTTTTAGGTTTATTTTAAAAATAGGAGAAAAGTATGACCGAGAAAAGAAAAGTAGTAGTTAGTTCATCAGAAGAGTTAATCGAAGAAACTGGCGCACAAGAAGCTCTTGTAGCACAGATGGTAGATGAAGATTTTGATACAGAAGAGCAGGACATAGAAGCAGTTACTTCAGTAGAAGATTTGCCAGACGAAGAAGAGATTTGGCCAGATGGGCCGACTGCAGGACAGATCAAAATTTGGAAGAAAGAACATGGTGACGTTTATGTTACGTCAATATCTTTTGACAAGCATATTGCATGGAGACCTCTTTCTAGATTAGAATATAAAAATCTAGTTAGAAAAATGGAACAACTTGTTCAATCAGGGCAAATGTCAACAGCAGAAGCAAACCTTTGGAATGAAGAAGCCATAGCTGAGCTTTGCATACTTTTCCCATCTTATGATGTAGCAGCGATGACAAGAGAAATGGCTGGTCTTCCTTCTCTTATTTCTCAAGAAGTTCTTGAGGCATCCGGATTCGTAGCACTAGAAGTAAGACAGTTATAATAAATGATAGACCCATCTTTTATATTTGAAATAAAAAATAAATATGGGTCCATATTTGAGACCTCTATAAAAAAAGAAATTATTCTTTTTAGAGAACTTACTTTTTCAGAATTTGATGAGATATCTGAATTTCAAAAAAATGGCGATAGCTCTAACGCAGACATAGAAGACTTAATAATAAAGTATGCTGTTATTTATCCTCATGATTTTGACTCGGATAAATATCCTGCAGGTCTTGTTTCTTCTCTTGCAGAAGAAGTATTAGAAGAGTCTGGTTTTTCTTCTGCAAAAAAAGCAAAACACATAGTTGAGCAAAAAAGAGAAGAAGCCAATGAAGTTAGATCTTTAATGAAAGCTTTTGTTCTGGCAACAATGCCAACATTTAGGCCTTCAGATCTTGATAATATGACATTTTCTAAATTAGCAGAACACGTTGCATTAGCTGAAAAAATAATTGAGATTCAACAAAACGCAGCTGGAATGGAATCAACCAATGTTTCTCTACAGTTGATTGATCCAGAAGAAGAAATGCAAAAACAAAAAGATTTTGCAAATAGATTTAATGCATCTAGAAAAGATGGTGAAGCTAAATTTGAGGACCCAATTGCTCGCAAGCTTTGGGGATAGTGTTAGGAATCAAAGTTGATTAGAGACCGTGGACCAATAAGCAGTTTGGGTCATGGAGTTACTTCTAGAGACTCTCAAATTAATGAGGGAGAATCAGAGGGCCCAAGTCCTAATTCTGGCGCTATAGCAAGAGCACTAAATGGGCATCCTATGATGCGCTTTTTTGCCTCCACTACAGCTGCTGTTGTTACGTCCGCAGTTTTGGGCAGGGTCGTCAGAGGTCAAGGCTTAAAGCTTGGTAAAAAAATTCAAGACGCAGCAGACGGTGGCAGTCAGTTTTCTGCTAGATTTGTTGATTCATGGAATAAACTAAGACGTACAGCAGACGAACTAGAACGGAGTTACAAGATATGTCGATGATAGTGTTGACCCATACAGTAGACTGGTCTATGAATCTGCAGATGGAACTTTAAGTACTGGGCGAGCAACACAGGCTGTACATAGAGATCAAGTATTAGAGGGCGGCCATTATCTTACTAGGAGCGAAATTCAAGCAGCTGGTGGCGGAATAACAAGAGAGCCAGCAGCTGTTTGGTCTGCAAGAGACGATCTTCAACAGAAGTTTGTTCAACTTGGAAGAAGACTTCCTTACGAATTGCCAGCTCTATATATTACTCAAAGAGCAGTAACAGATCCTCTTTTTGGGAATAATCAAGATAGAAAAAAGGTCAAATGGTATAATCCAGCTGACGTTTTAGCTGACTTTGCTAAGCAATCAGTATATAATATCGCCTCAATTACTGGCCTAGGTGCCGTAGGTGGAGCAGCATTTGGCAGAGCAAAGTTTTATTACGACTTACCATATGCTCAGAATCCTAATCTGTCTCTAACAGCAAAGCAAATGGCTAGAGCCAATAGAGTCGCCGACGTCAGGACAATACTAGAAGAAGTTGGTCAAGACTTTTCTAAGATAGCTGGCGAAACAACTAAATACATGTCTAGCGCCGGTGCAGCATTCAGCTACGCAGTGGAGCAGGGTAAGCAAAATCAAGTCGGCCCAGTACAAGCCATGCACAGAGCAAGAGGCGGACCAAAGGCAGCAGCTCTTGCAGCAGAAAGAGATGGCAAATCAAAGCTAGCACAAGCAGGGCAGTACGCTAAATCTTTTTTTATTGGATTTGAAGATACAACAACTAGTTATTATGGGGCCATTGACACAATTCCTGCATTCAGGGGATTTTCTGTTGGATTAAGATCTTTTAATAGCAAGTTTAGAGATGCAAAACTGGGTCATGACGTTATATCTGGATCAAAGAACTTTGCAGATGCAGTTTTATTAATTAAGGGCCCATCACTCGA